GAGTTAGATGCTATTACCAAACTGTTGTTAAAGGGCATGGACTCACGGGTATTGCAGCAAGAAATATCCCGCAGAGATGCGCAACAAGGTGAAGTCGCTGCGTTTGCTGAGAGCGAAGTCAATATGAATGAGTCACCATTCTTGCAGCAAGAGATGGCGATTGCCCAAAAACCAATGACTAACCCCGCAATGGATGACCAGATGATGGCGCAGCTGGCTGCACAAGAGATGCAACAGTTAGAGCAGCCTGGCGTACCAATGGGACCTCGTTGACAACTATTGAAAAACAGTTTCTAATAGATTTAACCTACCGATAGGTTTATCGGGTTTATTCTTGGAGTTAATCCATGTCAGATGCAGAAGTAGCACAGGAACCAGTAAGGAAACAAGCTGGTAACTTAGTAACAAGTGAGAATTTAGCTGAGTTTCATGCACAAAAACTTGGTTTAGCCAGTCAGGAAACTCCAACTGAGGCCGCGGATGCGGAGCCGGTTGTTGAGCAAGACCGGAGTGAACCAGAGGCAGAAACAGATGCTGTAGCAGGTGAAAAGAAGCACAACCCGAAACTTGAAAAGCGGTTTTCGGAACTGACCAAGCAGCGCGAAGCAGCCCGCCAAGATGCGGACCGTGAGCGTACTGCTCGTGAGGGTCTTGAGGCGCGTATTAAGGATTTGGAAGGCAAGTTAAATCCGCCGAAATCGGAAGAACCTGACCCTAAACCAGACCCAGCGCAATTCAATGATGCCTTAGAGTATGCTGAGGCTCTGGCCGAGTGGACTACTGATCGAAAGATGCGGGAGCGGGATCAAGCAGAACTTGCTCGCAAGGTTGAGGAGGAACAGTCGCGGATGCGGCAAAAGTTCCAAGACCGACTTGAAGTTGCAAAGCAAGATATGCCGGATTACGAGGAAATGATTGCGTCTAGCGATGTCTCGGTGTCACAACCGGTCACCGATGCAATTATTGAGAGTGATGTAGGACCACAACTCCTGTATTACTTGGCCGAGAATCCAGAGTTCGCTCGTGAATTGGCGGATAAATCCATCACTTCACAACTCCGTGCCATCGGGCGTTTAGAGGCTAAATTTGAAAAAATAGAGCCAGCTAAACCGAGCGTAAGAGAACCTGTTGCGAAGAAGTCTAATGCTCCGGCACCGATTAACCCGCTGAAAACTGGCGGCAACCCTAGCGAAATAAGGCTAGATGCTGACCGCAAGTATCACGGCACCTACCAGCAATGGAAAGCTGATAGAGCCGCAGGGAAGATTAGATGACGGGTAACTTTAAAATTAATTTGGAGAATTACCATGGCAAATAACTTGCTAACCATCTCCATGATCACCAACGAGGCGTTGATGGTCTTGGAAAACAGTTTGACCTTTACTGGTCGTGTAGACCGTAACTATGATGACCAATTCGCGGTTGTCGGTGCAAAGATTGGTAACACAGTCAATGTCCGCCGCCCAGGTCGTTTTATCGGTACCACCGGCCCAGCGCTGAATGTTGAGGACTTTAACGAGACTTCATCCCCAGTAACCCTCAGTACCCAGTTCCATGTGGACACACAATTTACGACTCAAGACTTGTCTTTGTCGTTAGATATGTTCTCGGACCGTGTACTAAAACCCGCTATTGCAGCAATCGCCAACAAAATTGATTTTGACGGCACCACAATGGCAGTAGATAACACCGCTAATACCGTTGGTACAGCTGGTACAGTTCCATCTGACATCGCAACATTCTTAACTGCCCAGGCATTCTTGGATGGTGAAGGCGCTCCCCGTGACGGTAAGCGCGCTTGCGTGGTTGATCCATTTACAGGCGCTAGTATTGTTGGCTCCTTAAAAGGTCTCTTTAACCCACAAGGCACTATTGGTGGTCAGTACGAAAAAGGCATGATGGGTCGCGACACCATTGGTATGAACTGGTATATGGACCAAAACATCGTGTCCCATACCTACGGTTCTTACTCAACGGCCACAATGACTACGAATACCGCTACATTTACGGGTTCGTTAACAACTGGCTGGGCTCAGACTTCATCTATCACCATCTCTGCTGTTACCGCTAATGCCGTATTAAAGCAAGGCGATACCATTCAGATTGCTGGTGTGTTTGCAGTCAACCCACAGAACCGCCAGCCCTACGGTGGTAATGTATTGCGTAACTTTGTAGTAACTGCCGATGTAACAATTACTGGTGCTGGTTCAGCAACTGTTATCGTTAGCCCTGCAATTATTACTGCTGGTCAATTCCAAAATGTAACCGTGGCAAGCACATCTGCAACTGCAGCTGTAACACCATTTAACAAAACTGGTATTGTCAGTCCGCAGAACTTAGTGTTCCATCGCAATGCGTTTACCTTGGCTACTGCTGACCTCCAATTGCCAGACGGCGTACATTTTGCAGGCCGTGCAAGCGATAAGGACAACGGACTGTCGATTCGTGTAGTGCGTCAATACACTATTAACAACGACTCCATCCCAACCCGTTTAGATGTCTTATACGGCTGGGCTCCGCTTTACCCTGAACTCGCCTGCCGCGTAGCAGCTTAATAGGAAAGGAACTTATCATGGCAAACCCAGGACCAGCAACTACCCAATCAACCAATTACCTGTTTAACGGTGACTCAACAGACGGCGTACAAATCGCCGGTGCCGCAGCAGACAAATTGGCGTTTCATGGCTCAACCCCTGTTATTCAAGCAGCTGCAATTACAAACCTTGGCAATAGCGCCACAGGTACGGAAATTGCAACCGCTGTGAATGCAATTTTGGTTGCGTTGCGTAACAAAGGACTCATTGCGACTTAATCCCGCATGAGACCTGAAAAGGCCATTCTCCAAAAGAGGTGGCCTTTTTTTTGTTTTTATGGCGTAAAAACCTAAAAACATAGGATAATTTAAACATCTCTATCACGAGGATAATCATGGACTCTTTAAAGATTCTTTCCCCAACTTTTCGGTTGGACCTTACTACATCTGCATCATCCGCTCTGCAGTTAATTACTAACACACCAACCCGCGCATTTCGCGTGGCCTTGTTAAATACTGGAACAGGAACGGCAGCCATTACTTTTGGCACAACCTCAAGCAATATGGCTACACCAGCCATTGCGACCACCGGTGGCAGCGGAGCGTATATTCTGGCTCCTAGTATGTTTTTGCCGGTTATTATTGATTGCGGCGCGCCCGATGTATTTATTAAAGCCATTTCGTCAGGAACAAACTCGCTCTATTTGACACTAGTGGCCAACGAATAAGGGATTTACCATGTCCAATACCACCGCCAAGACTATAACAACTAATATTGTTCCGGTCCAAGGGACTTTTGAGCCCTTACCGCCGTTTGATTGCATTAGTCTGATTGGCCCAGCAGGTAATTCGTTTTATGCTCCTATAAATCCCGTTTTGGATGGGGTTAGCATAACTAACAGTACGATAAACAGTACGACTATTGGGGTAACAACTCCCGCAGCAGCCGCATTTACTAGCGCAAGTGCAACAACGCAGCCATTAGGTAATAACGATTTAACGACAAAACTCTATGTAGACTCGTTATTATTGGGTATATCGTGGAAAGAGCCGGTACTAGCAGCAACCACCGTAAACATTACGCTATCTGGTGCGCAAACTATTGATACGGTCAGCATAGTCGCTGGTGATCGAGTCTTAGTCAAAAACCAAACCAATCAAGCCGAAAACGGTATATATGATGCGGCCGTGGGTGCCTGGAGCCGGTCAGCCGATGCAGATTTATACGATGAACTAATTTCAGCCCTTGTTTTTGTTGTGGAAGGCGGTCAGGCTGGTGGGGCGTTTTATTGCCCAATCCAACCAGGCGGTACTTTAGGTGTTACCGCAATTACATGGAACAACTTTTCTGTTGGTGGCGTTTACTTTGCTGGCACAGGCCTTAACCTGTCTGGCGGCGATACATTTAACATTACCAGCACAGGAGTTACAGCAGCGACTTATGGTTCAGCAAGTACGTCTCCAACAATCATTGTTAACGCCCAAGGTCAAATTACTAGCGCAAGCAATACCAGCATTGCAATAGATGCCGCAGCCATTACCTCTGGTACTTTAAATACAGCAAGAATTTCAGGATCGTATACCGGCATTACTGCGGTTGGAACCTTATCTGCATTAACGGTTAGCAGCACAATATCGGGCTCAATTAGTGGTAACGCAGCCACCGCAACCACCGCTACAACTGCGACAACGGCTACTACAGCAACTAATATTGCAGGTGGTGCAGCCAACTCTATTCCCTATCAAAGTGGGGCTAACACAACGGTATTCTTAGCTGCTGGGTCTAATGGCCAAGTGCTAACGATAGCCGGTGGAATACCAACATACGCAACACCCACCACAGGAACTGTAACCTCAGTTGGAACTGCGGGAACTGTCAACGGCTTAACCCTTACTGGCGGTCCAATTACAGGTTCGGGAACAATTACCTTGGGCGGTACGCTAGACTTATCCGCGCCCCCAGCAATTGGTGGAACAACTGCAAATACTGGCGCTTTTACTACACTATCTGGCTCTACAAGCGTAACAACACCTTTTGTTCAAGCTACCAATTCAGGCGGTTTAGCCCTTAAAAACTCTATTGGTACCACACAATTAAGCGTAGGCGCGGGTGGTGGCGATAATCTGTCGGTCAATGTTTCTACTAATTTAAACGGTACAAACGCACAAATTGACATTAGCCCTACAGGTACTGGTCATGTCCACATAAAACCTACTGGTTCAGGGTCCTTAGAAATTGCACCAACGAGTGTTGGAACAATAAACAACATGACCATTGGCGCTACAACTGCAGCAGCCGCTAAAGTTACAACCTTAGACATTACAAGTACCCTGGCACTTGCTGGATCAACCGGAACCGCTGGATATGTATTAACCTCTAATGGCGCATCTGC